CCCGCTGGGCGCGGAACACCTACAAGCGACTTCCGTCACTTGTTGTGGGCCGTCCCACGGAGCCGTCTCGTGCGCCCTCTCGAAAGAGAGCACGCACGAACCGACACCGCGGAGGCGAAAGTCCTCCACTCCAGCAAGTTTGGACAGCTTGCTGGAGTGGCCTTGTCCTTGCTGGCTGGGATTCTCTCCGCTGCGCTTGGTGGCTTCACTCCTGGGTCAAGTCCACGGGCCCCTCCAGGGGGCACGAGTTCGTGGCCAAGGAGTTGAAGCTTCTCGCGCAGTGCGTTCGTGCCGCCGCCCTTGGCTCGGAAGTCCAGGCCAGGCCCGCCATCCGTAGGGATGTGGTCCTGTGCCTTGAAGGACTCGCCAAGCGGCGGCCCACGAACGGCTTCTCCTTCAGTCGCCTGGCCCGGTCCCTCCCGCGTCCGTCCAAGGACGCGGCCCGGGCCGCTTGTCAATCTGCGATTGAAGTTTCGAAGCGAGAGTTTCCCACATCGGATGACGTCGTGGAGCGCCTGAGGCGCTACGTGGCCGGTTCCTGCCGGTCGCGTCGCGTCCACCTCAGGGTCCCCGACGTCTTCCCCTCGTCGAGCTCTTCCTGCCTCGAGTGGCCTGCCACTCGAGGCGGGGTCGATGGCTACCTGTTCGCTGTGGGCTCTGCCGTGGAGTCCGGGACCTCCGACCACCCTTCTATCATCCAGGTGGTTGGCGGGTCCCGACTCCGCCGAGCCGATCTCTCGAGGTACGCGCAGGACTCCATCGGCAGGTTCGCTTTGTCGAACGCTGCCGTGGTCCTCGCGCCCGAGACCGGCCCCGTCACAGCGGACATCCGTCTGGCCTACCGGTGCGCTGGCTTCCTTGCGCTGCGGCGCCGCCGAGAGCTTTCGGGCTCTTGGGGCGCGTCGTCGCGCATGGAGGCCATCGCGTCTCCTGGGATGAAGGTGAGGGTTGTCGGCGTACCAGACGCCTTGACCTTCATCGAGGGAGACTGGATCAGGCGGTCCTGCCCAATGCTCGCTCCCGGGCATTGGGTGGTCTCCGCCGGTCCGGCTGGGCAACCAGACGGGCTCACCGCTGCCTCTGGGAGGCAGTTCGTCAGTGTCGACCTTCGGGCCGCCACCGACGGACTGTCTCACGGCGCGGTGAGGGCAGTCATCGACGGCCTCTCTCTGGGTGGTTGCATCCGTCCTGCAGATGTACCACTTGCACTGAGAGGCCTCGGGCTCGAGCCGCGTACCAAGTGGACCTGGGAGGGTTCCACCTGGTACGCCGCGAGGGGAAGTCCGATGGGCACTCCTCTCTCCTTCGTGGTTCTGTCGTGGGTGAACGCCTGGGCAACCAGTGCGTTCACCGACGCTCGCCACCATGGCGACGACGCCGTCGGTCGTGCTCGTTGGTCTTTCGAGATCGACGAGTACGCCGCCGGCGTCGCCGCCGTTGGTGGTGAGCTCAACCGGGCCAAGACCTTCACGTCGTCGTCTGGATGGACGATGTGCGAGGTCGCGGCCTGGCCGAGACAGAACACGAAGTACGGAAGGGCGGTCTTCGTCCCTCCCCCCTGCCCCCCGCCGGGCCTTCAGGCCCCGGTCGCGGCGGACCCTCGGTGTGGCGACCGAGGTCTGCGGAGGCAGGAGAGGGTGATGAAGACTCTCTTCCCGTGGTGCCGGCGGGACCCCCGCCTCCGACTTCCGTTGGAGGTGGGCGGTCTCGGGTACACGGGAAGAGGCCTTGCCGTCCCTCGCTCCGTCCGTCGCCTCCTGGGGACTCTCGTCTCCCGGGGGGTTGATTGGGCGGTGGCGCGGGGCGTGGTCGGCAAGGCTCCCTTCCGAGAGGAGGGCCTCTACCCCCGCCCACTGGTACCGGAACCGAGTCGTCCTCGCAGCTACCACGCTGCGAGACGCCTCGTTGCCCAGGATCCTCTTGAGGATCCTTCTGGGGTTCCGGTCCCCCTTCGGTCCCTCGTCGTCTTCGAGGCGATGCTGGTTGAGAGCCAGTATCGTCTCTTGGAAGGCGACAGGTTCCGAAGGCGGTGGGGCGGGGATAGACCAGCAAGGACAAAGTCGAAGGC